CCAATCTTTCGATTTAGAAAAACTTCAAAGTGCTCGAGTCAATTCCAACCTTCGACAAGTAGTCAGCTGCGTTACCGAAGCTGTTAGCTGTGTTGGTCAATTCCAAGTAGCCATAACGTGTCATGAACGAAACAACAGGCTCGAAAGTCTGTGGATCCATAACTGGACCAACGCTCATTAGCGGAATGTATGGGCAGTAATAAGCTGCTGCATCAGTTTCTGTAGGGCCTTTGTAGCCAATAAGAACTGCTTCACCATCTGCTGCGTACTGGTTTACATAAACGCGCATTGTGCTGTTCAAAGTGCCAACAAACTTTGTGTTTGTAGGTGCTTCAAATGTACCTTCTGTGGTACGAGCAAACGATGATGTTGTTGCAGACTGAAGAATTGTTAACGCTGTTGGCGAAACAACTGCCCAGTTAGCAGCACCACGACGTGTGCGAGCAGCAATCAAGTTAGCTTGCTGGTTAATCATAACTGCAAGAGCAGCCATTTCATCACCAACATATGTAGCTGTACCAGATACAGCGGCTTGGTTGAATGTAGTTGGTGCAACTGGAACTAGGCTAGACAACTTGTATAGCATTTCCTGGTCGATTTCAACTGTAATTTCTTGTGCAAGTGCTTGCATGATTTCTGCTTCGATGTCGATACCATGGATAGCGTTTGCATCTTGTGCTGCTTCAAAGGTCCAACGAGCTGACAATTTACGTGTCTTAGCTTCGACTGTTTCTTTCAAGATTTGGATGCTGAGCTTGTTACCAGGTACGCCTTCTAGACGAGCTGTACTTGCTGCTGCTGGATCTGCTGCAACTTCGTTACCCGAATATGCGCGAGCAATTTCGAATGGACCAAGTGCTTCTGTACCAGCTGTAACACCAGCTGCTGTATTAGCGTAACGAACACGCAAAGTGTGGATCTGACCAACTGGACCGGTCATAGGCTGAACACCCATGATTTCGTTCGCAATAACGGTCGGCATAACACGTCGGATAAGCGGTAGCATTACTTTGTTAAGTACAGCAATATTACCTGCTTGGGTTGCGCCTGCGGTTGCCGATTCAGCCAAGTATCTACGAGTGTTTTCAAACACTACGTCCATGGACTGACGACGGGTTCCCTTTAGGCCTTCTAATAGGGCTTCTTTTGTTGCGCCCCAGTTTGATTCAAATAGCTTTGTTGCCATTATAAGTTTCTCCTAGATTACTTTCTAATTCCGGCTAAGGACAAAATACTTTTTAGTGTTGAGGCGTCTTCCGAATCCTCGTCTTGAGCGACCACCGCTCTGTTGCCTGTCTTGGATGACAATGTCGCCTCAGTTAACTGAATCTTTGCAGCCTCAGGTTTACGTACAGCGGCTTCATTTAGAACGCTTGGCAAATACTTGTTGTATGCGCCTTGCAGATTCTTTGTCTGAACCGATTCAAGCAATTCCTTCATTACTGCTTTCTTGTCTTTCGACAATGGGGCTAGTAATTCTACCATGACTTTCTGTCTTTCGACTAGGTCTTGAGTAGCTTTTAACTTGTTATCCAAACCTTCCATCAGTCCCTTGTTCTTCTTAACTGATTCGTTAAGTGTTGCAAGTTCCTGGTTCTTAGATTCGACAACCTTTTGTAGCTTCTTAAGCTCAGTACCTTCGTTTAGATACGAAGTCATGAATTCGGCGGCAACGCTCTCAAATATCTTGCGACCGAAATCGTTCTCGCGGGCAACACGAATGTCTTCCTTGAATTGACCAATTTCATTACGCAGAGTCTTCTCAATATTAGACTCGATGATTTGTGCTGCACGCTTGATAAACTGTGCCTTTGTTTCTTGTAGCTTCTGCTTACCTTCGGTAACCATTTTGACTTTCTGTTCCACTAGGGACTTCTTGTCAGCACGGAATTCACGGATTTCTTCGGCTAGTTGCTTCAATAAGAAGTTTTCTAGTTTTCCAAAGTTCTCTTTCATTACCTTCTTCTCGGCATAGAACTCTTTCATTTCTTTAGCTACAGCTTCTGTAATAAATGTGTTTAGCATCTTTGTGTGTTCTACTAGTTTGCCTTTATAGGCAACACGTTCTGCGACAAGTTTTCTCTTGTCATCGGCGAATTCTTCGAGTTCAACGCGGACTTTGTCTGTTAAGAAACGATCCATAGACTCAACTAAAACTCCCTTGTCGTGTTCAAACTTGTGTGCGAATTCCTCACGGAGTGTTGCTGCAACTTCTTCACGAGCTTCGGTTAATCTAGCTTCCCACAAACCAACGATCTGATTCTTGGTATCTTCGGATAATCCAACGCTTTCGCTCAAGATCTCATCTAATTTTTTTGCCATCTTGAGTTCCCCTTAAATTTTCAACTCTTTAATAAATCGGTGAAGGTCCTTAACAAGCTGTTTCTGTGCAGCGGCTTCAGTTAATGCAGACCTTGCGGTATTCATTACACTAGAACCACCCTTCATGTTAAAAAGACTTTCATATATTGTCCTAGGAAATGCATTTGGAGCACTTGGTTGTGCCACGATGTCAACAGTGATAATTTCGAAATCCGAAACTGCACCATCATCACCAACATTTCCAGAACCACGGGATGAAACACCCAACTTTGCGCCCGACTGTAACAATGTCTTTACAATGAGACCCATCGGGGTTGGGACAATTTTCAACTTACCGTATCCGTCTGCACCATCCATCCACATTTCTGTGATGAGGTGACTTACACGGTCAAGGTTAATAGACAACTCTTCCGGATGGTCGAGTTCGCCCATAACTGATTGACCTGCGCTTAATTTCTCAGTAATAGAAGTTACGGCTCTAGCAATTTCACGAACAGGATAAACACGCTGATTTTGGTTTCTTACGTCACCCTGGATAAAGATCCCTTTCATACAGAGATCTTTACCACCGGTCATCTTGTTATCTTCTTCGAGTAGCTCTACGTGCGCCCTATCAAACGATAGGTACTCGTATAGTTTATTTGCCACTTTCACCGCCTTATCCTTACGCTGGCTTCTTGGTTAGAGGAGACTTTGTAAAACCTGCACCAGATGCCTTGCCGCCGGTCCACTTTGCAGTGGTATCAGCTTTCACGCTATTCTTCTTAGGTTCAACTTTTACATTATCTGACGGTGTATCATTCTTTGCTGAATCACCATTGTACTTTCCATATTCGCCACCAGTAGACTTGCTACCTAGGATATTTGTTGGCTTTCCGCCATAATCCTTACGTGCAGGAATGTTAGTAAACGATGACTTGGTTTGTTCAGCACCTAAAGGTGTGTTCTTACCAGTTCCAACAAGCTTTGCTGTGCCTTTTTGGCCTGTGTCAGCTGTCTTGTTAAGGAATTGTGTTTCTTCGTCAACCTTCTTATCCTTCTTGGCATCTTTCTTTTGTGGTGCTACTTCTAGCTTGGCTTTCTTCTGCTTTTCGAACATAGTTGCGACTACTTCGCCGACAACCTTTTCTTCTGCTCCGCCACCAAAGTCAGGCATACCACCCATGTCATCACCAGCTGGTTGAACGTCTCCGCCCATTTCCATATCGCCGGCCATGTCTGCATGTTGTGGCTCTTGCATTTCTTCGCCCATTAGTGCGTCAAATTCTGCACGAAGTTCAGCAAGTTGGGACTCTAGGTCTTCAACACGCTCTTCAGTAGTTCCTTCTCCGCCCATTTCGTCGCCCATGTTATCCATGGCGCCTTCCTCGTCTTCATCATCGCTGCCTTCACTGTCGTCTTCCGAACCGCCGGCTTCGCCGTCATTTTGTTCGTCAGAGTTAACTTCATCTTGGTCAGACGAAATTTCATCAGTGAAATCCTTATTTGGCTCACCACCAACTTCATCGGATTCGTCAAGGTCTTCATTTTCGGCGTCGTCTTCTTCGACAATGCTTTCATAAATGACACGAGCTTTTTCTACAATGATTTGATGGAGAAGTTCAGCAGCCTGGTCCGAATCTTCTGATAGAAGAAGATCCAATACCTTTTCAAGCTTTTGTTGTTGTGACATGCCCAATCTCCTTGATTAGTTAAAATTCCAAAATCGCTACTTTCGTAGTATTCTAGGTATTTAACTCAAAGAGTGGGAATATAGGTGGAAATGGCTATAAAAGAGCCACTTTTAAGAAATGCGGATTCGTAGCTTTATTTAGTCTCGATCAATTAAGAATAAACAGCTAGTTTATAGCCCGCCTGCTTCTTCCGGTGCTTGACCATACATATCAGGTAAGAAGTTGAGATGCTGGGCAGTTTCATACTTTTCAGCATCACGTGATTTTCTAAGTTTTTGTAAGTGAAGCATAGTTAAGCGTGGACGACGTGTGTCATCTAATTTCGCCTTGCCTAATTCGTCATCGGCAGGATCATAATATTCTACTAATAGTTCACGTGCTAAGATTTTTTGTGCCTCTTTTGAAAAATAATGTTATGAACTATTTATCAATTTATCATTCTATCATTCTATCATCAACTGTATTCTTTATATATAAATTTTGTTTCCGAGAATGTTAATTTCAACACCGAGCCAAACTGTTTAAAATCAGGGATAGAATCAAATATAAGTGTTCTGCTAATAATCCATTTATTATTTAAATCTTTTGGAAATTTTTCAAGTTTATTGTTTTTCTCAAAAATATAAGAATTATCAAAAGATGAAATTTTTTTGAGTTCAGCATTTTCTAAATATTGAACTTCAATTATGTTCTGACCTATGTTGAACACAATTAATGCAGGGGTGTATATATTTCCGATAGATACAGAATTGTTATACCTATCTAGTAACTCTGATATTTCAACATCATATCCTTTTAAGTCTTCAGAAATTATATTTTCATTCAGAAATTTATATAATTCACTTATATCTTCATAGTGAGTTTCAATAATTTTATATATAATTGGATCAAAAGAAATTTCAGAAAATTTCATTACTATTGACCGAAATTATCTACTTCTGTATCAGAAACTTCTGGGCCGGCATCAGATGGATTTGCACCTTCTACGCCATCTTCGTCTGGTGCCATGTTATCAATACCTGAGCTTGTAATACCAACATCAGATAAACCGGCTGGTGCTGAACCTCCAGCCATGCCACCTAATCCGCCACCTACTCCTGCATCTGGTGCAAATGTCTTAGTTAAGCGACTACGCTCTTCTTTCCACATACGCTCATTTTCTGCAAGTTCTGCTTCTGTCCAACCTAAATAACGCTTAAGAATGAAACGTTTGGAAACAAACGAAATGTCTGTTAGTGCGGTAAATGTATTAATCTTAGCTGAATCTAATTCAAGCTGACGATATTCAGAGAAAGATTGTGCTGGTGTAAATGCAAGTTCAAACAAACTGTTATCGATTGTTACGCCACGACGCTTTAAGAAAAGTTTAAATTCTAAATCAATAGGTTCAATAATCTGTTGTTGATAACGAGTTACAACCTTAGAAAATCTAAACTCTTGTATAAACGCCGAACCAACACGACCATCGCTTACTGATGATGTACCATCCTCCGGACCTGTCGGCAAGTACGAACTTGGAACACCTAAAGCACGTAACATCTTGTTATTAAAATAACGTAGGTCATCAATATCACCTAAGTTCTCACCACCAGGTAATACGTCAACCTTAGATCCACGGCCTTCACTTGTTACGGCAAAGAAATAATCTTCCAAGATAGACATAGGATTATATGTTGAATCAACCACATTAGCACCACCGCCAGTTCTACTCGGAATACGTTTTTGCTGTACTTCGTAACGAACACGTTCAAGATACTGCTGCGCCTTGTTAGGCGGCATAGTACCAACGTCAATAAAGAAAACACGACGCTCAGGTGCGCGGTGAATACGATAAATTAGAATTGCATCTTCTAGCAATTCTTTTTGCTTATAAACCTTGTAAATTTGCTCAAGTATACTCAATCCAAAGGGCCAGGCAGCGTTCATGCCATCTGATAGCGTTAATTGGACAATATGTTCGGCATCAACTGCTGTAGCTCCACCATCTTGATAATTTGCTGTACCTGCACCACCATAACCACCGGAAATATAATTCATATTTCCTTGCATTGGTGGAGAAAATACAATACTATTAGATCCAAATGCTCCATTAGAAAGTTTGTTCAACTGATTAGTTGCAACTAAGCTCTTCATATTAAGATCGATATCTTTAATGAAATAACTCTCAATCTTTTTACCATCGGATTCGTTTACAATAACCTTTTCTACTTTAGCTGGATCAATCCAATATAGTCTGAATGTTTCTGGGTCACGCAAAAAGAATTGATCACCATATACTAATGTTGCACGAAACATAGACCAGAGGCGCTTGCTAATCTTATTAAGCCTGCACCATTGCCCCAATGATTTTTCTAGAATCTGAATTTCAGAGGGTGTAGGATCATCATTATATTTCATGACTAGTGGTAATTCAGTTACT